CATCGACAACGTATTGACCAAGAGTATTATGGGCACCGTGATGAAATGGGTGCATTTAGTTTTAATATTGCCTGCGAAATGCTTGATAAGTTTGGTTACAATCCTTGGGCTATTCGTAACTACATGGATAGTATAACTAATCGTACCAAGAAGGGCACATTTACAAAATTCTTAGCCACGTTTGATTGGAACCACGACCATACCAAAGTGCGTCAAATGAAACAGAAAGTTCTCAAACAGTTAGAATATGCCGCGTATGGTCGTCCGTTTAAGACTACCACGCACTTGACTTATTAACGCTGGCGTTTGCGCCCTAGTGTTTTTTCACTTCCAAGTTTCTTTTCAACTCCACCGGCACGGGCTGTTACGCCACTTCTTTGCTGTGCCACCTGATCTAATTGTTTGGGTTCAGGTATTCCTGTGTTGGGTTCTTGCGTGTCAGCTGCTTTGTCGTTGGTCTTTGTGGCTCGTTCATTGCCCACACTGAATGCCAACCTCTGGCTGGCTTTTTTGTTGCTTTGGAAATCGCTGGCACTAAACTTGATCTTGCCGGTAAAGGTAGGTGGCCATATCACATCAAATCTGCTGAAGGCCACGCCATCATCTTTTCTTTCTGTGAACTGATTTACCTGGATTAGATTGGCCCGACTCAACATGAACTTGAAAAACTCTGTGGTCAGACCAATGTCGGCATTGAGATGTTTGACCACCAGGCGTGCCAGGCTGGCTATTGCATTATAGCAAACCTTGTAATCTGGTTTGTCAGTCTGGGCATTGAATATTGAAGTATCTTTGACTATTTCTTGTAATCTTGGTGTCAGCAGGTTGATGTCATTGGTTTTGTTTTTGAGATTTTCCAAGGCATTTTCGGCATCAGTTGAGTTAATATATTTAAATTCCTGTGCCAGTTTGACTGGTCCTTCAAAACTTTTAACACCGGCAATAGTTCTCAATGCAGTCACAAAGTCCCCATACTTTCCGCCCGGAGCCAACATAGCTTGGTCTTTTTTGTCAAAGCGTTCGGGATACTTGTCAATAATTTCTAAAATACTAGTGGTGCTGGCAGCTCCACCTTTGCCTTCGGCCTTGTTGCTGATGCGTAATTTTTCACCATTGGGCCACTGTATCTGGCTGTCATAAAGCGGTTCGTTGCCAGCTTCAGGATAAAATACCTCTGTGGCTGACTTCCAGGTCACTCCTAATGGCCCTAGTAATTCTGTGGCAACCTTTTGATAACTTCCGCCTACATGGGTTCCGGCCACCAAACCCAAAGGGGCGGCCACTTCGCCGTAATCCACACGTATGTCGCGTTCATAAGGCACCAGACCTGGCACCGGATCTATTTTGCCGTTGAGAGTGTTTTTCAGCAACTGTTGTAACTTTTGTGCCAGCTCGGGTCCTATTTTATCATCTGCAGCCAGCTTGTTGTAACTCTGTTCAGGTACAGCTGATATGGCCAAATTGGTATTGGTGGGCACGGAATTTTTTGGTTTGAGATCAACTCGGGCTATGACTTCTTCCTTACGATCTTTGCCGGTTCCAGTCATGCGGGTTTGTTGCCAGGCCAGTCCGGTTTCTCTTTCAAAATCTGCTGGACTGTAATGCATACCAAGATTATCCATTTCACGTTTAGGGAAAAACTTAAAAAACGGAAACAGTTTACCGTTTTGATTCTTCATAATGATCAACATGCCCGCACCTTGTTTGGCCGGCATGCGATTTACAAATGTGATATTTTGCCGAGTCAACCCCATCTGGGTGATAGCGTCTTCAACTTCAACACCAAGCTCGGCCACGGGTAACGCGGGTTGCTCCAACGGAAATAATACTAGATTGTCTATGGTATATCGGTTGCCTTGGGCATCCAAAAAATAGACTGGACTTTGCTGGCTTTCTAGCCATCTTTTGCTCATACCGCCAGCAGCTTCGGTTAAAACGGTGTCAAGTAAATTTAGAATATCACGCATTTGCTTTTCTTTTAAAAATTTGTTATAATTACTTATCATTTATCCGGAGACATTGATGCCAAATTTAGTACCCATAGTCATTGAAAATACCTCAAAAGGTGAAAGAAGCTACGACATTTATTCACGATTATTGCGGGATCGCATTGTGATGCTGGACACAGACGTAAACGAGCATACAGCCAGTTTGGTTGTGGCACAAATGTTATTTTTAGAGTCAGAAGATCCGGATAAGGACATTTTGTTCTATATAAATAGTCCAGGCGGCAGTGTAATTAGTGGCCTTAGTATTCTTGACACCATGCAGTTTATCAAGTGTGATGTCAGCACCATTGTTATGGGTCAGGCTGCAAGTATGGGTAGCCTGTTGGCCAGTTCCGGTACCAAAGGAAAACGACTTATTTTGCCCAGAGCCAGACATCTTATCCATCAGCCCCTAGGTGGAGCTCAAGGCCAAGCGTCAGACATGGAAATCCAAGTAAATGAAATTTTGCGAATGAAAAAACAGCTCACTGAGATTTATGTCGATACCACTGGCAAAAGTTATGAACAGCTGGAAAGAGATATGGATCGTGATAATATTATGACAGCCGAAGAATCTATCGCCTATGGATTGGCCGATAAAATCGTGTCTAAAAGGGATTAATACGGCTAAGTAAATGTTATGCCGTTATATCTGTATCACAAAAAACATAAAATTACTGGACTAAATTACTTTGGTAAAACCGATAACGATCCTATCAACTATAATGGGTCCGGCGTATATTGGAATTCTCATTTACGGAAACACGGTAAACTAATTGAAACAGTTCAAGTATGGGAATTTGATAATATTAATGAACGATCTGAGTTTGCTATAAAATTTTCAGCAGATAATAATATTGTTAAGTCTGATGAGTGGGCAAATTTATGTCCAGAGAATGGGTTAGATGGTGGTGACAAGTTTGGTTATATGCCAAAAGATAAGTTAGCCAATATTAATGCTCGCAAATCAAAAAATGTTAAACAAAGTTGGCAAGAAGAAAGTAGAATAAACGCAAATACGCAGTCAGCAAAAAAACAATGGGCCACTCGAACTGATGATGAAATACAAAAACTTGCCAGCAAAATATCAAATACGTTATTAACTAAAACAGTTGAACAACGGGCCGAAGCAGAAAGAAAACGCAAAGAAACATTAGCTCTTAATCGCAAAGAAATCACCTGTCCGCACTGCGATTTAATTGGAACTAATAAATCTAACATGAACAGATATCATTTTGACAACTGCAAAAAATACGGACTTGCTGATAAAATAATTGACAAGCGTGGCTGATAAACGTATATTTTGTAATACTCCGTGGTATGAATTACACATCTATTGGGACGGTAGCTTGGGTATCTGTTGTCAAGAAGATCATAAACTATATCAATCCACGGATACACAGTACAATATAGCTACTATGACAATTCGTGACTGGTTTAATAGTGAGCCAGTAAAGAAATTTAGGACTAACATATCCGGCAATCAACGGTTATCGGAATGTAGTAGATGTTATATTGAGGAAGATCACGGTGGTAACAGCCGACGATTAAAGAGCAATCAAAAAAGTGTAATTTTTACTCGCACAGCTTTTGATGAAAGTTTTAAACAGAGCCCAGGATATCTACACTTTGTAAACAGCATTGCCCACCGGGGAGTCACTGACACTTATCCTATAGACCTGCACATTGACTTAGGAAATTTTTGTAACCTGGCTTGCAAAATGTGTAATCCTCGGGCAAGTAGTACTATTGCTTCGCAGGAAGTTAAGTGGGGAATAGAGAATAGTCGCCAGTACCTGGGCACAGATTGGACTCGCAATCAACAAGTTTGGAATAATTTTAAACAACAATTATTAGAGTTGCCCACGCTTAATAACATACATTTTATGGGCGGTGAGACTCTGCTAACTAATCGATTTGAAGATTTAGTTGACACACTAATCGAACATCAACGATTTGATGTGTGTTTTAGTTTTGTGACCAACGGAACAACATTTCGTCCAGAATTACTAGATAAGTTAAAACTGTTTCGTAGAGTAGGTATAGAAGTTAGTATAGAAACTGTAGACGAACACAATGCCTATCAACGACAAGGCACAGACACCAACGCGGTATTAGAAAATATTAAAC